GGGCGAGACCGGCCCGGCGCGCAAAGGCGGCCAGCCGGGTGTTGGCCAACTCCATCTCGCGCGACAGGCGGCCGAAGCCACGGGCACCGGCATCGCCGACACCCTCCAGTTCGGCGCGCACGCGGCGTCCGCCCTCCGCCACGAGGCGGACAGAGACCCTCTTCTCAGCCATGTCCGGCGTCCTCCCATCTGCTCGTTCAGCTTGCGCACCATCACCGCCTCGATCTCGGGCAGCAGTTCGGCGGCGATCAGGGCGTCGATCCCGAGCGCCCGGGCCATCGCCAGCGCTGCGCCCATGTCCCAGCCAAGCACCGCGCCGGGGATCACGCGCAGTTGCCCACCGAGGCGGCCGACCAGGTCCCAGATCTGCCAGCCATCTTCCGTCTTTGGCCGGTTCAATCTTGCGGGGCAGTCGGGGCAGCGACCCGTGCAGGCCGCGCAGTAGCGGTCGCCCCCGCCGAAGGACCATTCGGCAAGGGCGCGGAGACGTTTTTTTCCGCGTCCAGGATCAGGCCTTTGGCGACATATTGGGTCTGAAACGCCTCGAAGACCGGCCAGATTTCTAACAAGGCGTCGATGCCTTCGGGCGAGACCGCCACAGCATCGCCCGCGGCGTCGCCTACCCCCTCCCAATCCAGCACAGCACGACGGGCGACGGCTTTGGCCATGGCCAGCGCCAGTTCTTCTTGCGTCGCGGTGTTCGGCAGCGTTTCGATGGCGGGATCGGCGCGGGCCGAGACCATCAGCGCGGTAGTCAGTGGCGCGACGTGGAGACGCAGGCCGGGGGCGAGGGTCAGCCACGAAGGGGATGCAGTCAGGTTCAGTCTGATCATGGTCAGTAACTCACAACGGTGTTGACGAGGACGGCGGTGCACATGCGGGCGGGGCTGACGGCCTTGGCGGCCTGCCAGTCGAAGGTCGCCTGGATGCCCTGCGGGCCCGGGATCTCGATCCGGGGGCGCGGCAGGTAGACGGCGTGGGCCGTGAAGGTGAAGCTGGCGTTGGCGCCAAGGCTCCAGGCGAAGACCAGTTCGCAAGGCGTGCCGTCGATGGCCTGCGTAATCAGGGTGGTATCGGCGAAACGCACCTCCACCCGGCCGGTCAGCGCGGCCATGCCCGGATCGGCGCCCTCGATGCGCCCGTCCGAGCGGATCGTCTCGATGCGGTCGAGACCGTTCGAATAGGTCACCTCGGCCGAGATGACGTTGCCGAGGGGCGAGCCGTTGCGGGTGATCGCCCCGTTGAAATGCCCGAACCGTTGCAGCGCCAGCGAGGTGGGCGTGCCTGCGGCCGTGGCGGCGGCGACGTTCTCGCCCTGCGCGACCAGCCGGGCCGTCGCGGTCAGCAGACCGGACCGTGCCATCTGCCAGGAAAGCTGATCGCAGACGCAGCCGGTGTACATCGCATAACGCGGCACCTCCGGCATGGCCGTCTCGATGGCCATGCTTGGCAGCGTCCAGTTCCCCGATTGGAAGGTGTGGGTCTTGGGCGTCGTGCCGGTCGTCGTCGGCTGACCGAAGGCCACCTTCAGCCAGAGGCCGAAGTTCTCGACATCGATCGGCACCACCACATCGCCATCGGCGGTGACCGCATCCTTGATGGGGGCCAGCGGGTCGCGCCCCTGGCCCAAGAGTTCCGAGGCGACCAGCGGCTGCTCGGAGCCGAGCGTGGTGCTGGCGAAGGGCACCGTCCGATAGCCCGTGGCGGGCGCGGTGCCATAGACAGTCTCGAACGCAAGCGCCATCTGCGCCCGCGCCCCATGGGCTCGTGCCATCGTGTTCTCCTATCGTGAGTGGGGTCAGGCCAGCGGATCGGCCGTGGAGTAGTGCAGGACGACCGGGATGACCGCTGCCTTCAGGCTGGCGGCACCCTCGACCGGCAGATCCGCCGGACGCGGCGCTTCCGCCTCGACCCAGTCGCAGTGACCGCCCAGCGTGCGGTCTGCGGCAACCGCCGCGCCGATGCTGGCGCAAAGGGTATCGAAGGCGGCGTCACGGGTGGCGCCCTGCACGACCGCCTCGATCTCAGCCCGGTGCTGGTAGTGATAGCGAAGGGGCGACAGCGTGACCTCGGGATCCCCCGGCTCGCCATCGCGCAGGATCAAGAGGCCAGCGGTTGGCACGCGCTCGGGCAGGATGTCGCCGCGCAAGGCGGTGGCGGTCAACGCCGACAGCCGCGCGTGCAGCGCGGCGAGGATGGTTTCGCGTGGGGTGGGCATCGGTGATGTTCCACTTCTGTGCGCGCCGATTACGAAATTGAACAGCCAATCCCGGGTCGCGCCAGTGCGCGATTCTGTTTAACCGCATGAATATAAACATAAAAAGCTGAGATAATTGTGCAGGATCGCTTCGTGGACGATGAATGCAGGGACTTTCACTTAGGGACTCGATATGAAGCTCGCTGCCGTCATTGCCGCCTTATTCCTTCTGGCCTTCGTTGCCCTGTTACTCACCGGGTACATGCTGCCCGCGACGCGCGAAGGCACCGCCACTCGCACTTTCGATGCGCCGTCTGACCTGGTTCGCAGGACGATCCTTGATATCGATAGTCAGCCCGCGTGGCGCGCTCGCGTCATGGCGATCGACCGCAGTTCCGGCGATGGCTGGACAGAGGTTACCGCCGATGGCGAGCGCGTTGCCTTTCGCCTTGTGGATGATGTCGACACGAAGATCACACTCGAGTTCGCGAGTAACCGAGGTTACACTGGACGGTGGGACGCAGACATCGCGACGGACCCATCAGGCGGGACCAGATTGAATGTCAGGGAACAGGCAACAACGCCGTCCCCCATTGGCCGTATCCTGTCGAGGTTGTTGTTTGATCCGGAGGCTTTCGCCGCCACGTATCTCGACGAACTAGCAGCCGAGGTGGCGCGTCGCGCCGAAGTGGCGGAGTGACGCATGGCATCAAGAACCAAGAGACCGACCGACTGGCGAAAGCGCTTCGACAAGGCCAAGCCGCCGAAGACCGTGACGCTGCATACGGACTTCGCCGGAATACGGGCCGGCACCGTCATGTACATCGGCTCGCCCGGTGTTTTCGCAAACTACATCGCCCGTATCCCGTCGGGAGAGACGCGCACGATCGAGCGGATGCGCAACGAACTGGCCCGACGCAACGATGCCGCCGCGACATGCCCGGTCACCACGGCGATCTATCTCAAGGTGGTGGCGGAAGTGGCCCTCGATGATCTGGAGAAGGGCAAGTCGCTGGAAAGCGTTGTGCCATTCTGGCGCGTGATCGAACCCGGAAGCAAGATTGCAAGACGGCTCTCCTGCGACGACGGCATGATCGCCCATTTCAGGGCACTGGAAGCAGACGGCGACACTGGAGAACGCGTTGGCTAACGCGCCTCCACCCAATTCGCCACGATCAGCCCCGGGACGCTGTCCAACGCCCGGTCTGCATCCCGCGCGAGGTCCAGCCGCTTCGGCAGCTTGACCTGAGGCACGAGCAGGAAGATCGGCGCGGTGACCTTGCCTCGCCCGGTCTTCGAGCGAGACACGACCGCCTGACCCTTCGTGTTCAGCCGCCCTTCGACCACCAGAAGGCTCGGGCCCCTACGCCGGTAGATGAACCGCAGGCGCAGGCCGGTGCGGCGTTCCCATTCACCGGGGGTGATCCGGCCGCCGCGCAGGGACTTGCCCGCGGCGGGTGTAGGGATCGCCAGCCAGAAGCCGTTCTTGGAGCGGATCAGCGGGCCGGTGTCGTGCGCGCCAACGATGACCGGGGCGTTGGACCAGACCACGGCGGCTGCGTTGAGGCTGGGCGTGGCCTTGGGGAACTGCTCGGACCGGATGGTGCGGGCGAGCCGGGCCCCAAGGCCCGCGCCGGTGATCTGCAGCCGCCAGGCGGCCTTCAGCCCTGTCCCGGCTTCGCGGATCGCGGCCGACACGGCCCGCTCGCCCGCAACAACCTCGGCCGCCATCATCGCGACGATATCGGGATCAATGTCGAGCTTCAGTTTCACGGCGGTCCCGCGGGGCGGAGGTCGACGGTCCAGACCAGCCGCTCGCGGTCTCGCACCGGCTCGCCCTGGATGAGGAAGGCGTCGCTCTCAATCTCGATCCGGTCGCCGGGGCGTGGGGCTGGTACCTCGGCCACGCGGAGGTCGATCCGGGTGGTCTCGGACCAGAGCCGGGCGTCGCCGAAGTCGGTGACCGCATCGGCCCGCCGAGCGACGATGCGCACCAGGACGGGCGCGCCGCCCTCGGCGATGTAGATCGCATCCCTGCCGATGTTCGGATCGGCGAAGAGCGCGCCGACGGCGGCGGCGAAGGCGCCCATCAGAACGCGCCGTTCAGCCGCACCCGGCCGACCACATCGCCCGCGCCGCCCGCCACCGCTTCGGTCGCCACGCCTACAGCCGTGTTCGAGGTGGTGACCTTGGTGGTCTGCCGGGCGGTGTTGTCCCAGTAGATGCGGTCGCCGACGGCCCAAGCCTGCGAGCCGATCTTCTTCAGCTCGTAGACGCCGACGAGCGCGGCCTCGACGATCTCGCCGAGGGCGGCGGTGCCGGAGGCCACGCCGAAGATGGAGCCGACGAGCAGGCCATCCCCGGAAGCGACGGCGTAGGGCGCGGTCAGGGTGATGGTGTTGCCGGGCTGGACGTAGGTTTTCATGGGGGTGATCCTCGTGGAAAGACGAAGGGCGGCCCGTCAGGACCGCCCGCATGTCAGGGTTCAGGATGGGGTGCGGGTTACGCGCCCGGGTTCTTGTAGAGGCCGCGCCAGTCGATGGCCTTGGCGCCGAAGTCGAGGCGGCACTTGATCTCGACCCCATCGACGTCGAAGCCGTTGCGCGTCTCGATGTAGGCGCCCTGCTGGCCCTCGAGATAGGCGTATTCGATGGTGTCGATCTGGTTGGGCGAGGCCGCCAGATACCAGGAGGTGGCGCTGGCGGCATCGAGGCGCGGCTCGCTGATGGGCGACAGCGTCCGGATCGACTGCGGAACCACCTTGGCGCTGTCGGCCGGGACAAGGTTCTGGGCGACCAGTTGCTCGGCCTTCAGTTCGAGGGCCGCGGGCACGATCAGGAAGGCGGGCCGGATGTTCAGCACCGTCTTCTTGTCGAGGCCGGTCTGCAGCGCCATCGCCGCCCGGGCCGCGCCGACGCTCGCCACGTCCAGCGCGGCACCGGTGCCTGCGAGGTTCTTGTGCGTGGTGTGGAACAGCGCGTTGCCGTCGGCCATCGCCGGGTTCGAGGTGATGATGCCCCAGACCACGTCGCTTTCCAGCTGCGCGATGGAATTGCCGTACATCGCCGGGATGCGCGTGAAGGCGTCGAGATCGTCGTTGATCAGCACCTGCCGGGTAATGGCCACCACCCGGCCATAGGTCTTGACCTTGTAGCTCTCCTTGCTCTCGCCCAGCGTGCCGCGCTTGAACTCGC